ACGTAAATTCAATAGTAGCCATCTTAAATAACCAATTTAGACAGAATCAAACGATTTCGAATTTAAAACTCCACACATATGATTAGAAATGATAACACATATGATATAGCTATGGTAAGTAGATAAATAAAAAAAGAATATAGTTATGGCTCTCTGTCTTAGAGTCTAGCTGCAGCACATCACAGCTCGCTTTAGGCTCGCTGAGTAAATTGGCTACACAATAGTAACTGACTTTCTAGAGTTTGTTTCATTTTCTAGGGCATAATACAAAATAAAAAATAGCAGTTATATAGATATGGTGAAGTTTACATTGAATCTCCCAATGGAGTTGAGTGCTATTCAACTACACAAATACCAAAAGTATTTGAGTATTGTTGAGCAGAACAAAGATGCAGAGGATAGACATTTCTTGAATATGAAAGCAGTAGAGATATTCTGTGAGGCATCCCTTAAGGATGTCAAAGGAGTACCTGCAAAGCTGTTTAGTGATATTGTATTTAAGGTAAATGCATTATTTGACACAGAGCATAGGTTAGTTCAGAAGTTTGATATGACTGATGCCAATGGTAAGACTATAACTTTTGGTTTCATACCTAAGTTAGAAGATATGAGTTTTGGTGAGTTCCTTGATCTGGAATCGTTCATTGTAGATTGGAGTACTATGCATAAGGCAATGGCTGTTTTGTATAGACCTATCACAAATAGTAGAAAGGGGTTTTACCAAATAGAAGAATATGAAGGTTCTCACAAGTACTCTGATATAATGAGAGATGCTCCTGTCAATATCGCTTTAGGTGCTATGGTTTTTTTTTATCATTTAGGAAGGGATTTGTTGGATTGTATGATGAGTTATTTGGAGGAACAGATGAAGGACAATACAACGCTCAAGGAAACTTTAGCAGAAAGTGGGGATGGTACTCATCGCTTTATCAACTTGCATCAGGAGATGTCACAAAATTTGAAGAAGTTGAAAGACTCCCTGCAAGTCAGTGTTTGACATGGCTGTCTTTTGAGAAAGAGAAAACAGAATTAGAAATAAAAATGATAAATAAATGAGACAAGTCTATCAAGTCTTAGATAAAATTAAAGACAATATCGATTCAAACAAAATCACCCACACCAAAACCTTTGGTGATTTTTTTGACATTGATTTGGATAAAACAACAATATTCCCACTAGCGCATGTGGTAATAGGAGATGTAACATTTTCTGAACAAGTCATCTTTATGACTGTTGATGTGTTATTTATAGATGTAGTAGACACCATCAATGAGCTACAGGAAGAAGATAGATATTATGGCAACACTAATGTGCAAGATGTACTCAATACACAATTAGTAGCTGCAAACAAACTGCAGTCTGTAATGAGGAGAGGGGATCTATACAGAGATGGCTTCCAGCTTGTTTCTGATGCCTCTGCTATTCCATTTCAAGACAGGTATGAAAACATGTTAGCAGGTTGGGGTCTCACTTTACAAATACAAATAGCAAATAACGATATAGATGCCTGCTAGTGATAATTTAAGAGCGTTTCTAAAAGAAACTAGTTATAGGCTTCTTAGGGAAGCCAGAGGTAACCTCAGCAAAGCTAAAAAGAAGGATAGAGGTAGGCTGTTTAAAAGTTTAGATGTAAAACAAAGCAGAACAGGAGCTGCAAAATACACCTTTAATCTGATTGGTTTAGCATATGGTAAGCAGGTAGATGAAGGTAGACCACCAACAGATACATTTGGTTCTGTAGGCTTAAAAAACATCTTGATAGGGTGGGTCATGCGAAACAGAGCAAGGCTTAAAGGTAGAAAAGGACAGCTTGCTACATTCAAGGATTATGAAGTAAAAGGTATTGCTTACATCATTAGCCAAAAAATACACAAGAGAGGTTATATTGGTGTGAACTTTTTGAGTGATGCAATTAGAACTACAGAGAAGCATATAGATAATAAAATAGACAAATCACTAACAAAAGATATAGACTTAATATTCAGAAGAAATGGCTTTAACTAGTACCAAAGTAATTAATACAAGAAGTCCTTACTTCATAAAGGTGACAACATCCTATGGAGCTAGACTAAAATTATATGTAGCTACAGGAAACTCATCAACACTTAGTAGTAATTTAAAGTACACCATAGAGAAAGATTCTGATTTAGGGTATGTTGTTTTTGATATTAGTGAGCTAATAAGAGATTATTACAACACTGTTTGGAATAGCACATCAAATGATTCTTTATGGGTTAGAACAGGGATAGCTACAAAGTCTACAGAGGGTGGTGCTTATGGTTCAGATTCAGATACAGATTATATTGCTGTAGATGGATATGGCAACTTTAGTGAAGGAATAAATCCTAGAACAGATACGATCCAGTCTCCTCTACAAACTAACACAACTCATTACTATGTGGAAGGAGAAGACATTAAGATTCCTGTAATGAATCACTACACAACATTATCAGCAGAGTTTACTTCATATCAATCTGCATACCACAGCTCAGCAGATTGGGAGATACTAGATGATTATTGGGATACAATTACAGATGGAGTTAGTGGAAACTTAGGTATAGACCTATCTTTTACCTCATCAAATGATGCAGATACTAAGATAAAATATATAGGGATATCTACTACTGATTTATTCTTTGACGAGGAAACTCTAACAGTTACTTATGGAGTAGCGACAAAAGTCCTTACTCTGAAAAAGACTAGGTGTTCTAAATACACTCCTATTAAACTTGTGTTCTATAATAGACATGGAGCTTTACAGGAATTATGGTTTATCAATAAAAGTGTAAAATCATTCAGTACTACTGCTGAGGACTATAGCAAAAGCATTGTAGACTATAGCACGCTTACTTATGATACTTATGGTCACCAAAAACAGAAGTATATGGTGAATGGATCAGAAAGCATGATTATTAACACTGATTTCATTGACGAGGGACATAATGCTGTGTTTGAAGAATTAATGCTGTCAGAATATGTTTGGCTAGATGAGAATGGTACAGTGCTTCCTGTTAATATTACTACTGATTCTCTAGAAAAGAAAACATCTGTGAATGATGGATTGATTCAGTATTCTATAGAAGTAGAGTTTGCATTTGACAAGATAAATGAAGTTCGCTAGTGAGAGAGATTCAATTATACATAGATGGTACTAAGGCTGATTTATTCAAAGGGGATAATATCACCATAAATGAAAACTTAAAAAACCTAAAGGATTTGAGTAAGGTTTTTACAGCTTTCACTTATCAGTTTACATTACCTGCTTCTAGAACCAACAACAAGATATTTAAGCATTATTACAACTACAATATCACAGATGGCTTTGATGCTAGGATAAGAGTTGATGCTAACATAGAGATAAGCAACTTACCTTATAAAAAAGGAAGAATCGCACTAAATTCAGTAGAGCTAAAGAACAATAAACCACATTCATACAAGGTTACTTTCTTTGGTAAAACAGTTGTGCTTAAAGACTTAATAGGGGATGACTACCTGCACGAATTATCAGACCTGGATCTTGACCTAGAGTATGACCAAACAAGGCTCTTAGGCATGCTTACACAAGACCCATCTATCCAAACAGGTGACTACGCAGGATTCACTATTCCATTAATAACTCCTGAGCAAAGAATTTTCTACGACACAAACCAAACAGTAGAGAATTCTGGAAACATATATCATGATTCTACAACTAAGCAAGGTGTTAAATTACTGCAATTAAAATATGCAGTCAGTTTATCTAAACTTATAACTGCAATAGAGAATGAATACACAGGTGTAGAGTTCGCTTCAGACAGCTTTTTTAAGGATTCTAATGAAGATGTCCAAAAATTGTATATGTGGTGTCACAGGAACGCTAAAGGCACTAAACTAGTATCAGGAGGTGGTTACTCTGTTGAAATGGATACTGCAACCTCAACCAATACTTTAGGAATACCTTCCAGAGGTTCTTTATCCAATGGAGATGTTTCAGTAGCTCAAACAGCTACATTCACTCCTATTATAAATATTGCATCAGGTTCTAGAGGTAAGATAGTTGATGTTCTTGTCAAAAAGAACAATGTAGTTGTTACAGAATACAAAGGCATCTCAAATAACTTAAATACTCTTGAAGCTATTAGTGCTGTTTCTTCTGATGTCTTGAGTATAGAAATAAATACTTATGAAGAAGACATAACGTTTAGTCAATTAGGCTTTAGTACTACTTACACAGATGGTCAAGGTGTAGCTACAGATACTTTCTCTGTTTTTAACTCTACTTATAACGCTTCATTCTTCTTTAACCCTAAAGATAATCTTCCTAAGATGAAGGTTATTGAGTTCTTATCAGGATTATTTAGAATGTTTAATTTGGTTGCTTATGTACAAGACGATGGTAAAATACAAGTTACTCCATTACAAGAGTACTACTCTTCTGATGTCATTGACATTAATAAGTATGTTGATTCAGATTCACATGAAGTTGCAGTAGCTCTTCCATTTAAGGAGATAGACTTTGAGTATAATGGATCAGAAACGATATTAGCTAAACAACACTTTGAAGAGGTTAGTACTAATAAATTCAGATGGGGTGAAGTAGAATATAAAGCTGCTGATGGAGTAAACATAGATGGAGATATATTTAAGCTAGAACTACCATTCAGTCACATGAAGTTTGAGCGACTAATTGATGCTTATGACTTCTCAAATGTTACAGGCATAACTTGGGGTTATTCAGTAGACAGAGAAGAGAAACCTATAAAAGAAAAACCATTACTATTCTTTGTAGAAAATGTGACAGCAGGTTTTATTATTTCTTATATAGACAGAACAGGTCACACAGGCTATAATGGTAATATTAATATACCACTAAACTCACAAACAAAAACCTCTACTAAGAATATACATTTCAATGCAGAGTTTAATGAGTTCAGTGAATATGATGCTGATCCTGCTACAGACACTCCTGCAGGTGTAGATACTCTATTCAAGAGATTCTACCAGAGCTACATAGAAAACATATTTGACAAGAAGAGTAGATTAATCAAGCTAGAGCTGGTTCTGCCACTAACACAACTTACACAAATTAAGTTATATCATAAGATACTATACAAAGACAAGTATTTCAGAATAAATTCTATGAAGGCAAGTTTAAGAGATGGTAAAACAACATTAGAATTAATTAATAGTTATGATTGAGTTTATTCTTGAGATGTTAAAACAAGGCGATTACTATGGCATCAGTGAGAACATAGATATCGCAAAAGGAAAATATAAATCACCAACCAACCTAAAAGAAGTAACAAAAACAGTTAAGAGATGGCGAAACCAAGAATAAAAGTAGCGCAAGCTGTTCCTAAGAATATATTAATCAGCGTATCTGTTGATGATAATGGAATCGTACAACTCGAAAGAGCAGTAGATGGTGCTAAAGTAAAGATAGGCGATTTTGAAACTGAATTAGCTAAATTAGATAAAGCTCAACGTCAGCTCAATCAAAAATTTGGTATTACTGCTCAAAGGATAGAGGATTATGCAAGAAATCTAGTCAAATTAGCTAAAACAAGTGCTGTCTCCAGAGACCAACATGATTTAACTATTAAGAAGTTAGCTGTTCTTGATAAGCAATATGAAGAGCTTACAGGCTCTTCTTTAGGATTTGTTAGAGCTTTAGGTCAACAATCATCCAACACAGGTCTTGCAGGTGCTACATTGACTGAATTTGGTAGAACGATATCTGATGCTAACTATGGTATTAGAGGTATTGCGAATAACCTTTCTCAATTATCTAGTTTATTTATCACTCTTGTAGCAAAACAGAAAGAGAGTATTAAAGGAATGGGAAAAGTTACAGCTGCATTTAGACAGCTAGGTATTCAGATGATGGGACCAATGGGTATTATTATCGCCTTCCAATTAATTATAACACTACTCGAAGCCTTTGCTCAAAAAACAACAGAAGCTAAAGAGGCTTTAGATGACTTTGATTTTGATAGAGCTTCACAGATAGCTAATCTAGAAAGAGTTATAGGTACTATTGATTCTAGTAGACAAAAAATAGATGATAGTATTATAAGCACAATAAAAGCTTATGGTATTTTAGAGGATGATATATTAGATTCTTACAAAGAACAAAGAATATCTGAAGAAGAACTTATAACACTGCTTAGGAACAAGTTAAAGCTAAAAGAACTTCAATCTGATTTAGACGAACAGGATAAAGAAGCTTTAGAGAATGTTAAGAAACTTCAAGAGGAGCAAGTAGAAGTAGAAAAGCAGCTAGGCAAAGTAGCAGCTCTTAATCAAGATGAATACAGAAAACAAGTCATTGAGAGAGGTCTTGATATTGAACTTTATAGAGCTGTTAATTCAGCTACCATACAAGAAGAAGCAGACTTAAGAAGTAAGATTGAAAAAATAGATGGTCAAATAAATAATCTTGTTGATGCTAGAAATCCTAAACTAACAAGAATAGTTCAATTAAATAGAGAGATTCAAGATATTGAAGAAAAGAGCAGGGACACAAACAAAAAAGCATTAAAAGACCAAGAAGACCTTGAGAAGAAAAGATTAGCATTCCTACTAAAACTACAGGAAAGAATAAACAAATCAGAAGATGAAACTGAAGACCAAAGGCTAGAAAGAGAGAAAGAGAATCAATTAAAGACTTTTGATGAGTTGTTTAGGGGTGAAAAAGACTATCAAGAGAAAAGAATGGCTTTGATCCAGGCTTATGATGTAATGATAAATAAGGCTAAAGCAGAACGTCATGCGAAGCATTTAGCTGAGGTTTTAAAGAAGGAAGAGAAAGCAGAGGAAGAAAGAATCAAACTCATAAAATCAAGCACTAAGAAAGCCTTAAAAGCAGGAAGAGATGAGCTTAAAGAACAAGAAAGATTAGAGCTAGAGAATCTAAAACAACTCACATCTAATGTTGCTCAAATAATGACTCAATTCACTAGTCTGCTAGATGAATTTGATTCAATGGGACAATCTAGATTTCAAAGACAGGTTGCTTTAATCAATAGAGAAAGAGATGAGATTAATGCAAGTACATCAATGACTGAAGAGGAAAAGAAATCAAGTCTTGATAGGTTAGATGCAAAAGAAAATGAGTTACAGGTTAAGCGAATCAAAGCAGAAAGAGATTTGTTTACAGTCAAAAAGATAATAGGTCTTGCTGAGTTTGTGAATACTCAAATGATGGAAGCTAACATGTTTGCTGTCAAACAGAAGTTTAAGATACAAGACCATATACTTACTCAAAAACTAGCTGTACAGCAATTAGTTCTTATGGGTAAATTAAGTGCGCAACAAGGTGCATTATTAATGAGTCAGATGGGTGCTAACGCTGCTAAAGGTGTTGGTGACACCTTAGCATCTCAAGGTGGATTCTTGGCTCAACTTGGTCCTGCAGGGATTCCTCTTATGGCTCTAACAATAGCAACTACAATAGCTTCTATTATAGCAGCTAGAAAGAAAGCAAAGGCAGAGATAGCTTCTCTAACTAAAGCTAGTAGTAGTGCAGGTGGAAGTACTTCTTCTGCTCCTGCAGTAGCTCAATTGCCATCATTCAACATAGTAGGAGCTAGTCCTGTGAATCAATTAGCTTCTGCTATTGCTTCAAAGGAACAAGCACCATTAAAAGCACAGGTGGTATTGTCAGAAGTAAATTCTGCTCAAGAACTAGAGAGAAGTACAGTGAGTTCATCAGGTATTTAAAACAGATTCCACTTTTTCAGTTATGGTATTATGGATAATATCATAGAGCTTATTATAGACGAAGATTTAGAAGAAGCAGGAATCGAAGCTATTAGCGTAGTAGAAAATCCTGCCATAAAAGAGAACTTTGTTTTTCTATCTGAGCAAAAGAGAATAACTCTGACAGAAGTAGACAAGGAAAAGGGGATACTCATGGGTCCTGCTTTAATTCCTAATCAAAAGATATATCGACAAGGAGCTACTGAGGAAGAGGATTATTACATATTCTTTAGCGAAGAAACTGTTAGAAAAGCATCAGAACTATTCTTGAAAAAGAATAATCAGAAAAATTCAACTTACGAACATCAAGGTGAAATGCTTGAGGACATGACTGTCGTAGAATCCTGGATCATAGAAGATTCTAAAACAGATAAGTCTGCTTTATATGGTTATGATTTGTCTGAGGGAACTTGGATGATTACTGTTAAGACAGAAAACGAAGAGATAAAGCAAAAAGCTAGAAATGGCGATATAAAAGGATTTAGCATTGAAGGGTATTTCATAGATAAGAGCGAGAAGTTGTCATTAAAATCTGATGGCGAGTGCGAAGAATGCACAGAGGAGTGTGATGAGTGCTTTAGAGAGTTCTCTGCGCAAATCGAACTAGAAGAAGCTCTAGCTGCTCTAGAAGAGGTGGAAATGGAGTCTTATGGTGGCTACCCTGAAAGTGCTAGGAATAATGCCAAGTTGGGGATTAAACGAAATGAAGAACTTGGTAATAAGTGCGCAACACAAGTAGGTAAAGTTCGTGGACAACAATTGGCTAGAGGTGAGAAGTTCACTCTACCAACTTTGAAAAGAATCTATAGCTACCTCAGCAGAGCAGAGGCTTATTACGATCCAGGTAAACCTGAAGCATGTGGTACTATCTCTTATTTACTATGGGGTGGAAAGAGCATGAAGAATTGGGTAGAGTCTAAGCTAAAAGGTTTAGATGAATTAGCTCTGGATGTAAATCCATGCCAAGAAGGCTATGAGATGATAGGCTTTAAAAATAAGAATGGTAGAAAAGTACCTAACTGCGTACCTAAACAATGAGGAAGTTTTTAAGAAGATTTTACAGAGATTCAATCCCTTCCCCACAAAACAAAAGAAGGGGTTGTCTATGTAAAAACAATACATATCATGTAGACTGCTGTGATGGTGAATTTAGAAGTCAGGGAGTAGGAGCTACTCAAGTTTCTATAGTTACTGAACACATTCTTCTAGAAGATGGAGGTGTATTGTTGCATGAGACAGGAGATAATTTAAGACAATAATGGCAGACAAGAAAATAAGCGAACTTAATTCAGCATCAGCCTTAATAGGCACAGAAGAAATAGCTGTAGTACAATCTAGCACAACTAGAAAGGCTACAATAAATGACATCTCTAATTATATCATTGCTAAAGAAGACACTGTGATGGATGGAGATATAGTTGATATGGAATCATCTAGTTATGAAAATGCTAGGATGGTTCATTTGATTTGGTCAGGCGCAAATGGTACAGCGACATATACATTACCAAGCGCATCCACTAACACTAATAGAGTCATAAGATTTATATCAGATGGAACTTTTAACACCAACACAAGAGTGGATTTAACTCCTGCTAGTGGAGATACTTTAGATGGCTCTACAAGTGCTTATGAGGTTAATAAAGCCTATGAAGGTATAGCTATTTGGTCAGATGGATCTGAATGGTTTGTGATTCAGAAAAAGGCTTAAAATGCAACAAAAATACATTAATCAGTAATATTTAAAATTTGTTTTATGAAAGCTACAGAAATCGTAGAAAAACTAAAGAACGTGCTTCTTTCCTCTGATGAGGTCAAGGATATAGAAGTTCAAGAAGAAGAGGTAAAAGTTGAAGCTTCATCTGAAGAGGTTGAAGAGTTAGCTGAAGAACCTGGATCACCTGAAGAAGTGATTGAAGAAGAAAAAGAAGAGTTAGGATACGCTACTAAAGAAGAGCTTGCAGAAGTTCGTGCTATGGTAGAGAAACTAATGTCTTATAAGGAAGAAGATATGTCAGTTCCAGAGGAGCTATCTTCTCAAGAGGTAGAAACTGAACCAATGACTCATAGTCCTGAGAATGTCTCAGAAAAGGTTCAAGCTCACCTTTATTCACAGCAAGCACCTCAAACGAGACTTGATAGAATTTTTAATCGATTAAATAACAACAATTAGTAAAAAATGGCTTTAACAGACACTGGCGTAAGTTACGCAGGAGAACACGCAGGTAAATATATCTCTGCTAGTTTATTAGAGGCAAACACTATCTCTGCAGGAGGTATTACAGTTATGCCTAACGTAAAATTTAAAAGTGTAATTGGTAGAATTGACACAAACTCTTTAGTAAAAGGAGCATCATGCGACTTTACTGCAGTAGGAGATGTGACATTGAAGGAAAGAATCCTTGAACCAAAGAGATTACAAGTAAATGCTCAACTTTGTAAGGATGAGTTTAAAAACAATTGGGAGGCGATGCAAATGGGCTTTAGCGCACATGAGTCAGCTCCAAAAACATTCACTGACTATCTAATTGGTTACATGGCTGATAAAGTAGCTGCTGCTACTGAAACTTCAATTTGGTCAGGTACTTCAGGAAATGACGATTATGATGGGTTCTCTACTAAATTAGCTAATGATGCAGATTTGCCTGCAGCTAACGAGGTGACAGGAACTACAGTTACTGCATCAAATGTAATTACTGAGCTTGGTAAAATTGTAGATGCAATTCCTTCTTCTCTTTATACTAAAGAAGACTTACATATCTATGTTTCTCAGAACATTGCTAGAGCATACATCAGACAATTAGGTGGATATGGTGCATCAGGATTAGGAGCGCAAGGTTTCAACAATCAAGGAACAATGTGGTACAATAATGGATCACTTTCTTTTGATGGTGTAAAAATCTTTGTTGCTAATGGATTAGCAGATGACACTGCAATTTCTACAACTAAATCAAACCTTTATTTTGGTACAGGATTGCTTTCAGACCATAATCTCGTTCAGGTTATTGATACTGCAGCTACTCTAGGAGACCAAAACGTAAGATTTGTAATGCGTTATACTGCAGGAGTTCAATATGGAGTGGTAGAAGATATCGTGACTTATGGTATCACTAACGCTGTTAATTAATAATAACTATTAAATAAGATAACTATGGCTTGTGATTTAACAAAAGGTAGAGTAGAACCCTGTAAGGATGTCGTAGGAGGTCTTAAAGCAGTATATTTTGTAGATTTTGGTGATTTAGGTAGTATTACTGAAGGTGGTACTAACGATGAAATCACTGATATGGCAGGTACTTTTACAGCTTTTAAGTATGACTTAAGAGGTAATAGTAGTTTTGAACAAAACATTAACGCTTCTAGAGAAAATGGTACAGTTTTCTTTGAGCAAGTATTAAACCTTACATTAAAGAAATTATCTGCTGCTGACCACAAAGAGATTAAGTTGTTATCATATGGTAGACCTCACATTGTTGTTGAGGATTACAATGGTAATGCATTCTTAATGGGTAAAGAACATGGTTCTGAAGTAACAGGAGGAACTGTGGTAACAGGAGCTGCTATGGGTGACTTATCAGGATATACACTAACATTTACAGCAATGGAAAAACTACCTGCTCAATTCTTAGATGGAGCGACAGATGGTGAACCATTTGCAGGAATGACTAGTGCGACTGACACTGTAACAGCAGGTTCTGATTTCTAAAATAATTTGTATATTAGCATCAAGTAATAATTTTTTCATATTATTTTTGGGTCGAAAAGGGGATAGCGAAAGCTGTCCCTTTTTTATTAAAACAAAATCACTTTTTTCAGTTATTATTATATGATACGACTTGAACCAACGACAGATAGTCAAGTGTTCAGGATAATACCTAGATATCTTATAACTGCGAGTGATTTAGTTATTGTCTTAACACAAGAAGGAACTAAAAGGACAGAGACGATTAGCAATGCCAGATCGATTGTCGATGATAGCTTCCTAAACGTTTATTGTGCCTTTACTTTACTCTCAGCAGACCAAATGTATACAATAGAGATAAAAAGAGGTTCTCAATTACTATACAGAGATAAAGTTTATTGTACTTCTAGTACATCTAATAGGCATACACTTAATACAAACAAGTACACACATGAAGGTACTGATACAGGTCAAAAATACACGCTGATATGAGCAGAAGGACTTATAATAAGAATAAACAACAAAACAACGCTCCTAAAAGTGCTTTAAGAGTCGTAAATCTTAGTGGATATGAGATTCCTAAGGTTATTGAAGAGAACAGAAAAGAATGGGTGTCTTATGGCGAGGATAATTGCTATTATGACGAGCTTATAGAGCGATATTTAGGTAGTCCTACAAATTCTAGATGTGTAAATGGAATTGTAGACATGGTTTATGGAAAAGGACTCAACGCTACAGACTCTGACGAGAAGCCTGAGATGTTTTTACAGCTCAAGAAGCTTTTACCAGAGAAAGAGGTAAAAAAGATGGTAAATGACCTTAAAATGCTTGGTCAAGCCTCTTTACAGATTGTTTGGGCGAAAGGAAAGAGAAAGATAGAGCGTATATTGCATTTTCCTACTGAAACATTAAGAGCAGAGAAGGCTATTGATGGCAGAGTCAAAGGATACTATTATCATCCACAATGGAAAGATATAAAACACAATGAAAAGCCAAAAAGAATACCTTCTTATGGTAATGGAAGCAAGAGTGAACTTATAGAAATCTATTGTGTTAAGCCTTATAGAGCTGGATTCTATTACTATAGTCCTGTAGACTATCAAGGATCTTTACAATACTGCTCTCTTGAAGAAGAAGTTAGTAATTATCATATCTCAAACATCCAAAATGGCTTACAGCCTAGTCTTTTGATTAATTTCAATAATGGAATTCCTAATGAAGAGACTCAACAGATGATTGAGAACAAGATTTATGATAAATTCAGTGGCAGTTCGAATAGTGGTCGATTCATATTAGCTTTTAATGAGGATGCAGAGACACAATCGACTATAGACCCAATACACCTACCTGATGCACATGCTCAATATGACTTTTTAGCTAAAGAAGCTAGAGAAAAAATAATGATTGGACATGGAGTTGTCTCTCCTATACTTTTAGGTATCAAAGACAATACAGGTTTTGGTAATAACGCAGAAGAGCTTAGAACAGCGAGTATATTGATGGACAATATCGTTATTAGACCATTCCAAAATATGCTCATAGATGCGTTTAAAGAGCTTTTATTAGTCAATGATATACTTTTAGACCTTTACTTCGTAACTCTTCAGCCTATCGAGTTTACAGAGCTAGATAACATAGCTACCAAGATAAAAAGAGAAGAAGAAACAGGTGAAAAGGTATCAGATGAAGAAGAACCAATAGAAACTGAGGAAGAATGAAAGCATTATTTATAACTATTACAGAGTTAAAGAGAAAATCAATCATTGATGGTAACCTGGACCCTGATAAAATCATTCAGTTCATTGAATTAGCTCAAGACACTAACATACAAATGCAGTTGGGTACTAAATTGTATGAAAGACTACAAAATGACATCATTAATGATACATTGAGTGGTAATTATCAGACTTTGGTGGATGAATACATAAAACCAATGTTGATTTGGTATACTCAAGCTTCATATATTCCTTTTGCAGCTTATACTATATCAAATGGAGGTGTTTACAAGCATAATTCAGAGAATTCTGTATCAGCAGAGATGTCAGAGATAAATATGTTGGTTAGACAGGCTACAGACAAGGCTGAGTTCTATACAAACAGATTTATTGACCATATGGCATTTAACAGCCATCTATATCCAGAGTTTATAACAAACCAAGATGATGGTATCTATCCACATAGAGATATAAACTTTACAGGATGGGTAATATAAGGACATACAAACCAAAAGACAAAAATATAAAGAAGCTATATGTCTTCTTGAAAAAAATAAAAGAGAAAAAAGATGGCAAAAACGTATAATTTTCCTAATCAGTATAATGGTGATTCTTTTGACATTATTACGTTTAATTTCTTTACAGATTCTGCTACAAATGGTAATGAGATAGACCTTACAGGTGCTACTCCTAGAATGCAGGTCAGAAAAGATGTCATTGGTGATTTAGTCAAAACATTCACTATAGGAGATGGCTTGGAGTGGGTGGATCAATCCACAGGTACTTTTAGAACTACTTCTTTTATTGTTGATTGGGGATGGGGAGAGTATGATTATGACCTACAAATTACTTATAGTAGTGGCAGAGTCAAAACATACTTAAAAGGAAAAATTAAAGTAAATCAAGAAATTACAATAGCTTAATGTCAGCAACATCGCTAAACATAATAGAACCTGGATCAGCTACAGAAATAAATGTTACAGAAGTAGGAAACGAAGTTACTACTAATGTTGTAACAGAAGATATTACTGTTGATGTGATACTTAGTGGAGGTATTGTACAAGTAAGTGGTGATAAGAATTTTGTTTTCACACAATCTTCAGCATCTGCTACTTGGACTATCAACCATACATTAAATAAATTCCCTTCTATAGAGGTAGTGGATTCAGCGAACGACATAGTAATAGGAAACGTAACATATAATTCAACAAGTCAAATAACAATAACATTTACAGCAGCCTTTTCAGGTAAAGCGTATTTAAATTAACCAATTATGCCAAAGTTTTTAGCAAATTTAGACTTAAACCAAAACGAGCTGCAAAATGCAGTTGTTCAGGTTTTATCATCAAACCCAAGTTCACCCACTACAGGGCAGATTTATTATAACTCAGCAAACAATGTACTTAGATATTACAATGGTACAGCTTGGGAAGATTTAGCAGCAGGTAGTGGTGGAGAAACAAACCAAAATGCATTCTCTATTGTAGCTGTTTCAGGACAGTCTAATGTAGAGGCAGATGCAAAGACAGATACATTAAACTTTGCAGCAGGTAATAATGTTACTATCACAACAAATGCTACTACAGACACTATCACTATAGCAGCTAGTGGAGATGTTGACTCTGTTAATGGTCAGACAGGTGCAGTTACTTTAGATACTCCTGCTATTATAGATAATTCAGGAACACCTGCATTAGCTACAGGTATAACTGCAGGAGAAATTAGAAGCTTAATAAGTGTAGATTCAGCAGGAACAGATAATTCTACCAATGTAAGTTTAGTAACTACATCTCACGATTATTTATCTATCTCAGGACAAGCAATAACATTAGGTGCAGTTAGTTTAGCAGATGATGTAACAGGAACCTTACCTATTGCTAATGGTGGTACAGGAGCTACTACAGCATCAGCAGCTAGAAGTGCTTTAGGTGTTGACCCTGCAGGTACAGACAACTCAACAGACGTAACTTTAAATACTACAAGCTACGACTATTTATCTATCTCTGGTCAGCAGATTACTTTAGGTCAAATTGACTATTCTACTGATATAGCAAATACTCCAACTATTCCTGCAGCAGCAAATGATGCTACTATTACAATATCAGCAGGAGATGGTTTACAAACAGGTGGTAATTTTACAACTAACCAATCAGGTGATGAGACAATTACTATTGATGTAGATAGTACAGTTGTTAGAACTTCAGGTGCGCAAACTATTGCAGGTAATAAAACATTCTCAAACAATGTAATTGTATCAGGTAATTTAACTGTATCAGGTACAACTACTTCAGTTGACTCAACTGTGGTAAATATTGGTGATAACATTATTACTTTAAATAGTGGCGAGACAGGAACTCCTTCTCAAGATGGTGGTATTGAAGTAGAAAGAGGTACTTCAGATAATGCTAAGTGGGTATGGGATGAAGGTAATGACAGATGGACATCTTACACTACTGATGGTGGTGATCCAGAAACGCTAACTTTAGCAGATGCTCAAGCCTCTACTTTTCATGGTGCATTATCAGGTAACGCAAGTACTGCAACAAAATTACAAACTGCAAGAACTATTCAATTAAATGGTGATGTCACAGGTTCAGCTAGTTTTGATGGTTCAGCTAATATTACAATTACAGCAGCAGTTGCTGATGATTCTCACAATCACACTATCTCTAATGTAGATGGACTACAGACTGCTTTAGATGGCAAACAAGCAACTTTAACATTTGGTATTGCTAACGATAATGCTGTTGAAATTGACGATACAGATGCAGCAAGTGGTGATTACGCTAAGTTTACTGCTAATGGTTTACAAGGTAGAAATGCTACTGAGGTAAAAAGTGATTTATCACTTAACAATGTAACCAATGAGAGTAAAGCTACGATGTTTACAAGTGCAGCTCTCACAGGAACACCTACTGCTCCAAGTGCAAGTGCATCGACAGACTCAACTCAGATAGCAACTACTGCATT